GGAAATCCATCGGCTCGCAGTTCGGATCGATGGGGGTGTGCAGCATCTTGAGGCTGCCGCCAACCGGAACGTCGTTCACGATCCAGTCGCAGATATCCTCATAGCCCACGTCTTCGATTTCCGGCGCACGAAGATACAGCGAGTAGTTATGGGCGTAGACCTGGGCACTGCCCAGTCTGCCGGGCCCACTGCCCTGCCAGACGATCATGATCGATCCGAGCGGCATCGACAGGATGGCCTGCCTGGTGTTGTTCTGCGTGCGCTGGCCGAAAACAACGCGGTTTTCACTGTAGTACTGGATGCTATCGGCATCGCCGCCCAGCGCCTCGAGCAGATTGGGCAGGGACTGAAGCGCACCCACGAACTCCAAACCGATCTTTTTCGCGTTGATCATAGTGCTTACGAGGCAGCGATAATCCACTTACAGAGCATCGCCAGGACAGCCGCAACCATAGCGCCGGCGCAGATCTCTGCAACCAACTGGAGATGAGCGTCGAGTGAGGCAAACAGGCCCACCCACGCTATCAGCACCACGGCCATACAGATTCGCTCGAACATTGATTCGTTCTCTCTGCTAATTTGTCGCCTGGCCGGCCCGCAACGTCAACGAGAGTTGCGCCATCCCGTAAGGATCGGGCTGGCGCACCGCGGCCACCACGAACTGCAATCCCCAGGCGGTCACCCAATCGCCGCGCTGGGGCGGCGCCAGCAGGTCGGCAGGGTTGACCCCGATCCCTTCGAAGTTGGCCGCCGCCCCGGATTCCTCGCGAACCCTGGCATCTCGGACGACCACAATAGTGAGAGGATCTCCGACCGGGACCCCGCCCTCGACCGGTTGATACACCACCGGCTCGCCAAACGCCTGCTGCATGATAGCGTTCGCCGCCGCGTCGATGGTCGCCCAATCAGACATGGATCAGAGAGAAAGACGGGGCGGCACAACAACCGCCCCAACCCGGCGTCGCTGCTACGCGTTGGCGATGGAATAGAGGACCCACACCTCGATCACGCCAGCGGTCAGCGGGCCGGAGGCGACCGTGACGTTGATCTTGCCGGCCGCAGTCATCTTGAATGGGGTGGCCGCGCACGTGGGTGCGACCACCGCATCCAAACCAAGCGACGCCTTGCCGGTTGCGGTCAAGATGGAGTTGGATGCGGAGCCAGCAGCGGTTCCAATCGCGACCGTGGCCGATCCCGATGCGGTGACCGCGGCGGTGGAGTTCACTACGCCGCCAAACACCACGGCATTGTCGGGAATGGTGTCGCTGTTGGCCGGAGTGCATGTGGCGCCCCCGTCTACGGAATAATCGTAGAGCGCGTGCGCGACTCTGACGCCGTTGACCTGGCCGGAGAAGCCGGGCACGCCAAAGAGCACGACATCGACGGTCGCGTCTCCGGTCAGTTGCGCCGCCTCCGCGTTGCCGATCAACAGGTTGCTGCCAGCCGTGCTGGTGGCCTTTTTGGCGGTGTCGTCCCAATAGACGAGATCGCCCTGCGCAAAGACGCTGGCGTCCTTCACGATCCGAACGACGCCCTTGACCTGGCCCTCCACTGCGGCACCGGACACTGCGTCTCCCGAGGCCACGGCGAAGATGTTGCCGACCTTGAAACCGGCGCCCGAAAGCACGTCATAGGGCGCGGTGAGCGAGAGGACTTCTCCTCGATGCACGAAGTTCTTCATGGTTTGTTTTCTCCTGATTTTTGGAAATCGGGCGGCGCAAGCCGCCCTGTTGATTACCCTTACGGTCGTGCCCTTACGCGGCTCCCGTATTCTTCTGCATGCCGCGGTATTCGATGGCCGCGGCGCCGAAGTCCATGCGCGCCTTCATCTCGACGCCATCGACCTCGAAGCCCTGCTTGGTCTCGAAGTACACGCCCTCCTGACCCTCGAGGAAGCAGTACTCGACCGTGTCGATCTGGGCCGGATCGGCGAAGAGGTACCAGGCGGTGAGGCTGCTGTCGTCGAGGCGCGGTTCTACAACCGGGACCAGACTGCGCACCCACTCCGGAACGACCTTGGTCTGATCCGAGGACGCGATGTTGATCGGATAGATCAACTGGAGGAGGTAGCCTTCCAGCGCCGCCGGAACCGCAACGTACCTCGGGACCAGGTTGAGATGCGTGCCGGCGGGACCCTTCTGCACGCGCATCTGTGCCCGCGCCTTCGTTACTGCCGTCAGGGGGTTGGCCGAACCCACCGTCGGGTCGATTGACGTGCCGGGCGTGCCGCTCAACAGGTTTTTGTGGTTCGCGTGGAACAGCGCGGTGCTCACGGTATCTCCGGCATACTTGGCCGCCGAAGCGCCGGTGATGACGGACCAGACCGTCGTGCTCTGCCGCTGTGCGGCGGCCGAACCAAGCTGTTCCGATACCCGCGTGAAGGCCTGGAGGTCATCGTTGATGATCGAACGCCGGGTGATGCGCACAATGCCCCCAAATTCGGCCAGCGAGTAGCTCACCCCGGAGTCGGTCAGCGTCGCCGTGCGATACTCGCCGCTTTCGCTCAGCGGAGCGAGCTCGGCCAGATCGTGCAGAGCCATGCGGTTGATCGGCTTGAAGTCGGCAGCGGTCGTCTGCCGGCAGAACGGCCGGAAGGTCTGCGGGAACGCCTGATACGCCTGCCGGAGCGTCTTGTTCGCGACGTTGGCCAGGATCGAGGGGAAGTCCGATGTGGATTCCGCGCCGCCCCCGAAATACGAGCCGCTCATCCCGATGAACTCCGGAAGCTTGCGATAGTTCAGTGCCTTCTGCGCAATCATGTCTTTCGACATGCCGCGCGTGCTGATCCCCGCCGCATTGAGGGCCTCGCGGGCCATCTCCATCAGACTGAACCCGACAAATTCCCGCGCCATCTCCGCACGCTGCCGCTGCACTGCGGGCGTCTCGTTGCGGTAGAGCATCGGGTCGATGCGGAACAGGATCGCTTCCTGCATGCACGCGAGTCTGGTTTCCCCACCATCGCGGGTGATCGCGATGTGCTCCTGCGTGTCGTGGCGGCCTCCATCGACCGTCCGGCCCGCCATGGCGACCAACTCCTCCTGGATCTTGGCGCGCGCATCCGCCAGCGTTACTCCGCTATCGATCATCGCGTCCACGAATTCCTGGGTGAGGCCGTACTTCGCCATGGGCTTCCCGATGGCGCGGATCTCGGTCGCGGTCGCGAACCGGCCCCTGGCATCTTCGGCCGATACGCCCGAGGCAATCAGCGTGGTTGCCAGTTTCTCCATATTGAAGCTGGCGCCCAGCGCAGTGATGCCGCTCACCCGCTGGCGCTCCAGCCTCGCTCCCTCGGCGCGCGCCGCGTCGAGTACCACCTGGTCGTTACGGGCTTCCGTGCCCGGCTGAGTCGTTGGTTCCATTGTTTCCCTCGTTGGGCTGGTTGCCCGTCCTGCATCCGCTCCCACCGCGGATAAAAACTGCGTACTGAAATCCGCCGGCACCGTGATGGCCGACACCTCGAATGGCTCCCAGTCGCTGGCGACAAATACCGGCGCCTGGCTGCCGCTCGGGTGCGGCGCCATGGTGCCGTTCCCGTTCTGGTCTTTGGCTGGCGCCTTGCTGTAGACCCAGGTGCCGAAACTGAGGTTCCGGATGCGACCGGAAACGATTCCGGACCACAGCCGATCCGTATCCTCGTTCTCGCCCTCGACGCCGAACTGGAGCGTGGCCATCCCCTGCGCTCCATCGGCCCACGCCTTCGCGACCGATCCCCGCTGCGCCTTGGACCCGACCTGGCCGGCCACCATCGAACGGAGGTCCAGCCCGCTCATGTGGCAATCGAACACAGGCGCGCCCGCGTTCAACCGCTCCATGCGGCACCCCGCCATATCGAGGCGCAGCATGTATGGCTCGCCGGTCACCGGGTCCATCCGCGGCACCGTGGCGCCCCCGTACCACACCACATCCACCGTGCGGTTTTTCGCGTCTGCCGTCGCCGGCTGGAATGAAATCTCATCGTCTGCAGCGGCAAATACCTCGCCGGGGCCGGTACCTGCGGGCGCGCCCGCTTGTTCGATGTTCGATTCTCCCTGCATCATCGACCTCCTTACGTCAGGTATGTGCGCGTCGTGTTGTCCCAGGCGCGCGCAGCATGGTTTGAGCCTGCAAGCAGAAGCTCCCGGATCATCCCGAGATCCTCCTCCGACAGTGCCGCCATGCGCTGGCCCTTCCCGCTGCCACCTACAGCTTTGCTGCTGGGCGTGCTCTCCTCGGTTCCCGCCGGTTGCTCCTGGCCCCGGAGCGTCGTGTTGCGCGGGTCGCAATCGAGGATGATTTCGAATTTGTCGACGAGCTTATTGAAGAGCGCGATCTGGGCAAGTTGGGCGTTCGGATCGTACCCGTTCGCCAGCACCGCTTCGAACCACGTGATGCGGCCCATCCGGATGTCCTTCAGCGCGGCCTCGGCGTCCTTCACCGGATCGACGGATTCAAACCGTGGCGCCGTCCACTGCGTGGCGTACAGATTGATTGCCGGATCATCGACCACGCGCGCCGGAATCTTGCCCAGCATCACGAGGGTGTCGATCACGCGGCGGCGCACTGGCATGCAGAACATCGGGATCAGTGTCAACCACCGGTAGTTCTCGATGGTGTTCCGAAAACCCAACTGGCCGCCGCGCCAGGAGGAGTAGTTCACCTTCGAGAGATCGCCGGTCATCAACTCGTAGGGCAACCCCAGGCCGGCGGCGATCTCCTCCAGCTCCGTAGTCTTGTATTCCCGGTAGCCGCCCAGCGCCTGCGGATTGTTGAACTTCACGTCCTCGCCAGGCTTGAGGTACGCCGTCATGCCCGGCTGGAAGCTCTCCACCGGGTGTGTCGTCAGCGGATCGTTGCCCTTGAACCCGAGCCACGATCCTTCGATGCCTTCGGGCTGCGTGATCATGGCGACCACGCAGGCCTCGATCTTCTTCCGCACCCGCTCCGCGTCCGCGTAATCGTCGAGGTCGCGAAGCGCCAACATCACCGGCGTCAACCACGGCACGCCGCGAATCTGGCCAGGCCGCAGCACGCGATACGTGTGCAGGATCTGGTCGGCCGGGACCGGCTGGCTGAGGATGCCGCCGCGCGGGTTGAGGACCAACACGCCGCCCGGATGGTACGTGAAGATCCAATAGGCCACGCGGCGGCCCAGCAGGTCGAACTGGACTCCCTGCATCACTGACCCGTTGACCGTGCCCATGGTGCGCGCGTGGTCCAGGAAGTCGGCCTCGAGCAATTGAAGCTGCAACGGCACCCGAAGGTTGTCCTGGGCCAGGCGCGGCCGGAAGCGAACGATAGACTCTCCGCTCTCTGCCATCGTCCGCATCACCAGAGCCTGCATGCCGTAGAAATCCAGCCGCTGCGGCGTGTCGCAGGCCTCCACGAAGAAGGGCCACTCCGCGTCGATAATCTTGTCGATGCTGGTGTTGCCGGTCTTCGACTGCGGCACGATCCCGGTGCCGACCCCATTGCCGACCAGTTCCTCGGTCGCCTTCACCGCGTAGGGATTGTTCCGGACGAGATCGCGGCTGCGATTGCGCAGCCACACCAGCGACCCCATCAACTCGACGTTGGCATCGCTCGAGGGCGCGTACCAGCCGTGCGCCCGCCGGCCCGCGGACGATCCGTCGTAGGAGAATCGCTCCGCGTGCCGCTCCAGGTAATCCTGGGTCAGTGTGAGCGCCGCGCGCGCCTGCATCCGCCGCAGCGCGTACCTGGGCGCCACCGCCTCGATGGTGCGGTCAATAAGATTCACGGATTACCAGCGGCCCCACCCCGGAAATCCCGGCCCGGGGAAACCGTCGCCTCGGCGATGCTGTGCAAGCGTGGATTTGCTGTCGGAGGCGCCGCCATACGTGCGGATCTGGTCTTCGATATCCGCCTTGGCCTCCCGCAACTCGGCCATCGAGCGGTACGTCACGTCGCGACCATCGGGAAAGCGCACCCGCGATACCTTATCCCCGATTGCCTGGTTGATCGAATCGAGATTCGCCTGGAGTTGTTGGAGAGTCAGCGCCACATCAACGCCCCGCCGCCACACGCTGGCAGCATGTCTTTGAAAACGCGCCGAATAAAGATCCCGGAATTCGGATCATTTGACTTGCCTTGTTAGCCGCAAAGAGTGATGAATCGTCATGCGAAGGAGAAAAGCAGATGGCGGCAACGAGGAGTACCAAAAAGAGCGCATGGAAGCCCTGGCACGGCTTCGCGATTGAGATCGGGCCGGACACCGACCTGGGCGGCGAAGGCCTCCTGATGTACGAATACGCCAGCAGCGGCTACACACCGGTCGCGGCGGTCAGCACGCCCAACGAGGCGCAGGAGATCGCTGCAAGCTACAAGCCCCAGGTCGCCGGACGCTTCAGGCTTTGGGCGCGCGGGATCGATGGCAAGTACATCATGGTCCCGGTGGTAATCGACGGCCGCCGCAGATAGCAGCGCCCAACGCCCCGCCCGCGCCCGCCCGGAACAGGCGGGCTTGCGGACGTGAAGGAGCA